GGGGCACACATTGATTGGGACTCTGGTCGCCTTAAAAGAATGCAATCGTATCGTGATGTTGGCGGTGAAGAAGGTGGCTTTGGTGAATACAGCACATCGTTCATAAGACCTGACCCTGATTATGGTACGTTCGGTAAAGTAATATCAGTTATTGGAACTATAACAGGCAACCCTGTAATGCGGGCTATAGGTACTGGGCTTCAGGGTGGTGACTGGAAAGATATTGCTAAAAGTCATTTAGCGAGTGAAATATCTGTACCCGTACTTGAAGAAACATTTGCTACTCTTGGTATTGATGCGGACTTATTGGGTATAGACGCTGAAACTTTTACAGATAGTATGATGGAAGTTCAAACAGCAATGCTAGAAGGCGAGAGCGGTATGGATGCTTTAATAGGTGAGTTTACCGAGCCTCTTGCAGATAAAGTAGTGGACACAGTAAAAGAAGTATTGCCCGATGTTGCAGGTATTGATATAGACTTCGACACTCCAGATATTATAAAAGATATCGGAGATGTTGCACTTGCAGGGATAGAAGCTGTAGGAGATTTTGTTGAGCCAGTAGCTAAAAAAGTTGTAGACGTGGGTCAAGCCGCTGTTGATGTAGCACAAGAAGTAACCCAACCTATTTCAGATGTATTATCCGAAGGAGAAGATATTGTTAAAGAGGCAGGTAGTGTATTTGATGATGAAGTAATACAACCTGCTTTAGAATTTGGAGAAGATGTTGTAGATACTATAGCAGACGCGGGCGAACCAGTAGTAGATTTTATTGATGACGCGCTAGATACATTTGGTGAAGAAGTAGTAGACCCTGTGCTAGAAGTAGGTTCAGATGTATTGTCTGAGGGAGAAGATATATTAAAAGAAGGCGGCAGACGGCTTGACGATTTAATAAATTGGGATAGTTTAGCAGGAGGGATGTTAGGAGGCATGGCAGGGAGTACAGGGTCAGCAAGAAAAATACCAACATCCACAGAGTCTTTATTTGACAAAGAACTATTTAAATTTGACACAGAGATTAAGTCTACACAAGAACTACTTAGTCCAATGATGAACTTAAGGAAATATGGATAATGACTTACTTACAACTAGTAAACAGTGTACTACGTAGGATTCGTGAAGACGAAGTATCAAGCATGGAAACCACAAATGACTCCTATGTAAAACTAATAGGAGAGTTTGTCAACGATGCTAGACGTATTGTAGAGGATGCTTGGGATTGGTCAGCACTTAGAAGCACAATCACAGTAACTACAGAAGACAATCTGTTTACTTACAGCATGACGGGTACTAACAACTCATTTAAGATATTGGACGTTATTAATGATACGTCTAACTTCTTTATGCGCCCCGCTAGTTCCTCTTGGATGAACAGCGCATACCTAGTACAAGAGCCTGTCAAGGGTTCACCTGAGTACTACTCTTGGAATGGTGTGGACGCTAACGGCAATGCCTTAGTTGACTTATATCCTAAGCCTGACAAAGCATATACATTACGATTTAACATTGTAGATAGAGCAGACGCATTTACTCTTGACGCAGATAAACTAGTTGTACCTTCATCACCAGTAGTACAGTACGCAGTAGCCTTAGCCTCCCGTGAGCGTGGAGAGACAGGCGGTACTTCAGCACAGGAACTATTCTCTTTAGCGGACACTACGTTAGCAGACGCAGTAGCATTTGATGCCGCTAGATTCCCTTCTGAAACTGTATGGACACCTTGCTAATGGCACAACAATTACAGAACATTACAGTACAAGCACCAGGATTTGCGGGTATTAACAGTCAGGATTCACCTGTGTCTCTTGACCAGTCTTTTGCGGCAACAGCTAGTAACTGTATTATTGACCAATATGGACGTATAGGTTCTCGTAAAGGATATGCCCCTGTATCTTCAAATAACTCAGCATTGGGAACAAGCGATGGCGTTGAGTCTTTGTTTGAATCTTTAGATGCTAGTGGCGATAAAGTAGTATTTGCTACAGGTAACAACAAAGTATTTAAACTAGACGCTTCTTCTAATAATGCTTTAGAAGACAAAACTCCTACAGGTTATACACCAACAGCAAATAACTGGAAGATTGTTAGCTTTAATAATCATACGTATTTTTACCAAAGAGAACATGAGCCTTTAATCTATACAGATTCAGGAGGTACTGCGGGTCAAGGTACTTTAGTTACACACAGTGCTTTTAGTGGGGCAACGACACCACCACAGGCTAATGAAGTTATAGGCGCATACGGTAGACTATGGGCGGCTGATGTATCTGGTAACACTAAGACTGTTTACTGGAGCGACACACTACAGGGACATAAGTGGTCAGGCGGTACAGCAGGTTCTTTGAATCTAACTACAGTATTCCCTACGGGTCACGATGAGGTCGTAGCATTAGCGGCACACAACGGCTTTCTAATTATTTTCTGTAAGCGTTCTATTATTGTTTACTCTGGTGCTGAAAGTCCTGCTACCATGCAACTATCAGACACTATTGAAGGTGTTGGTTGTATTGCTAGAGATTCCGTACAGAATACAGGTACTGATATTTTGTTTTTATCTGAAGACGGTGTCCGTAGTTTAGGTCGTACTATACAAGAAAAATCAATGCCTATGCGAGACATAAGTAACAATGTTCGTGGCGAGTTAATGGATACTGTGCGACAGCAGACAAAAGAAATAAAGTCTTTATACAATCCTGACGAGGGGATATACTTACTCGCGTTGCCCGATAGTCAGACTGTATATTGTTTTGATATGACAAAGACGTTACCTGATGGAGCGAACAGAGTAACAACTTGGTCGGGCATTAACCCGTTATGTTTTACGTTGCTACAAGAAGGCGGCTTTTACGTAGGAAGACAAAACGGTGTGTTTAAATATGAAGGTTACTTAGATGACGGTGAGCCGTATACAATGCTTTATTATAGTAACCCATTAAACTTTGGTAACTCCGCTAATCTTAAGTTCCTTAAGAAGTTTAACATTACCGTTATTGGTAACGTGTCAGCACAGACTACACTAGCTTGGGGTTACGATTATACTAATGAATTTAATAAAAGAATATTTAGCACCGAGCAAGTAAACACCGCTGTGGCTGAGTTTAACGTAGCTGAGTTTAACATAGGTAAATACACTATAGGCACAGACATACAACGTCCTAAGATTAACACAAACGGCAGTGGCTCTGTAGTAACAATAGGTATCGAGTCTACTATCAATGGCGCGCCTTATTCAATACAACAAATAGATGTACACGCTCTACTAGGGAGATTAATTTAATGAGTAACTATAATATAACCACGAACTTTGGTGACAAAGACTCTCTCCCTTCAGGGAATGCTCAGAAAGTAGTTAAAGGGTCTGAGTTCACAACCGAGTTTACTAACATAAAAACAGCAGTAAATAGTAAAGCAGACTCAGCGGGCGATACGTTTACAGGAACTGTTAATATTAACGCTGACTTAAATGTAGACTCTGGTGTTCTTTTTGTCAATTCAACGGCAAACAGAGTAGGTGTCAATAACGCATCGCCTTCAGCTACTTTAGATTTAACAGGAACATTGAACGCTACAGGTGATACTACGATTGGAGGAACTCTCGGTGTTACAGGTATAACCACTCTAGGTGATGACCTCATTTTAGACACAGATGCTGTATCTTTATTGAATACAAGTAATGTGGGAGGCAAGGGGCGTATTGGAGTAGGCACAGCGACACCCTCATACCACCTAGAAGTAGCACAGTCAACGGATGCTTACATTGGTTTTAAAACACCAAGCACTAAAACAAACTCTATTTTCTTTTACGATTCTACAAGCAGTATTCAATCAGGTAAAATAGAATATAGCCACGTTACCGATGCTTTGACTTTTCAAGTTAACGCTCAAGGAGCTAATACATTAACTTTAGGAAGTGATAACACTGTTTATGTTAACAACAGGCTGTCAATAAATGAAGGCGACCCCTCTGACATAGAAGGACTGCTTCATATTAATGCTAATAGTGCTACTCCTCCACTCAGCATAGACAACACAAAAAGCGGTGGTGTAGGTAATGCAGTTACTCTTTTAGATTATCAAAGAAGTGGAACAACAGTAAGTAGGTTAACTGCCACTGACGATGGTTCAATATCTTACATTCGAGGTGTTGCATTAGGAGCTAGTGGTTTCGGTTATCAAGGTACGGCTTTAAGCCCCATGAGTATTAGTGCTGTTAGTAGCCTCGGTACTGACAACGGGGGTTCTGATTTAGGAACAACTGCAAGTCGTTGGGGTACTGCTTATTTAACAACCAATCCTAATGTTTCATCAGACCAACGCCTTAAGGAAAACATTGCAGACGCTGATGATGCAGGTAGCACAATAGATGCTATTCAGGTTAGAAAGTTTGACTGGATTGAAGACGGTAGACATCAAAGCTATGGAATGATTGCTCAGGAATTAGCAGAGGTATACCCTGAAGCAGTTAATGTTCCTGAGAATGACGAAGATACACTAGGTATTGCTACTGGAGACTTAATACCTATGTTAATTAAAGAAATACAATCGCTACGTAGTCGTGTAGCAGAACTGGAGAATGTATAATGGGTTGGTTAGATGCGATAGAATCGGGAGCGAATTACTATAACCAAGACGAAGCGTCTAAAGCGGCACTTGCGTTAGGACAAGAAAGCGCAGAGAAGCTATATGGTCTCGGTGAAGACGTTATGAGCAAAACTGAGTTTAAACCTTTTACAGTAACTACAGGGTTAGGTTCAGCTACTACGGATGCTCAAGGTGGTTATTCTTTACAGATGTCCCCTGAGCAACAAGCCCTTCAGAACCAACTAATGTCTGACGCACAGTCTTTGTTTAGTCAGGCAGGTGTAGACCCTAGTATAGCACAGGGTAAACTGTATGAGCAAATTAGAGCCACTCAGCGTCCTGAAGAACAACGTAACGCTTTAGCCTTAGAGGAACGTATGTTATCTCAGGGACGCTTAGGGTTAAGTTCTGATGCTTATGGCGGTGCTACTCCAGAAATGTTAGCACAACAGACTGCTGTACAGGAAGCTATGGGCAGGGCGAACTTAGGGGCTAGGACACAAGCTATGGCTGAACAGAAGCAGATGTTTGATACAGCCACGGGTATGATGAATCAAGGCTACAAGCCGCAGGAAGAAGCACTAGCGGCTCTTGGTTATGGTAT